CGGAAGTGCCGTCCGAACAGATCCGCCGCGGCGACATGACCGAGCAAGAATTCCGCCGGTTTGTGGAGGCCGCCAAGGCGCTGGAGGCCTGCCCGCTGTATATCGACGATACCCCCGCCCTGCCGATTTCGCAGGTTGCCGCGCGGGCGCGGCGGTTGAAGCGGACGCATGGGCTGGATGTGCTGATCATCGACTATCTCCAGCTTCTGAAAGGCACCTCCAAGGAAAACCGGGTGCAGGAAGTCAGCGAGATCACGCAAGGGCTGAAAGCCATCGCCAAGGAGCTGGACATCCCGGTCATCGCCCTCAGCCAGCTTTCGCGTGCGGTGGAAAGCCGCGAAGACAAGCGTCCGCAGCTTAGTGACCTGCGGGAATCCGGCTCGATCGAGCAGGACGCGGACGTGGTGATGTTCGTCTACCGTGACGAATACTACAAGGAACGGGAAAAGCCCGGCGACCATGAGCTGGAAAAGATGGCGCAGTGGCAGGCGATCATGGAATCGGTGCATGGCAAGGCCGAAGTGATCATCGGCAAACAGCGCAACGGCCAGATCGGCATGGTGCATCTGGATTACGATTCACGCCTGACGCGGTTTTTCAATCGCGGTGAAGCGCCGGGTCGCGGTCCGCGTGGCGGGAATTATTCCGCTGCGGCGAAGGGGGAATGACGTGAGCGTGCGCGTGATGTCGTTGGTGTGGGAGCACTACTTCGCGCACAGCGCAGAGAAGCTGCTGGCGCTCAAGCTGGCGGATGTTGCAAACGATGAAGGCAGGAGTATTTACACGAAGGTTGAATCCTTGTCACGCGCCACCTGCATGTCGGTGCGGTCGGTACAGGGGCTGCTCAGATCAATGGAAGAGTCAGGTTTCTTGGTAGTGACCAAACACGCCCAGGGCGGTCGTGGTCACGCGCGGGAGTATTCCGTGAATCCTCGATGGCTGGCGAAGCCTTGGTCTGCGCTGGATGGGTCACTGAAAAGTGATGATCCGGCTGCCGCTCCTGAAGCGCCGTCGCCGATAAAGGGTGCAGAATCTGCACCCTTTGCTGAGGCTAAAGGGTGCAACTTACGACAAGAAAGGGTGCAGCGTACTGCACCCTTTAGCGACGATACATATATACGTAACCCATCCTTACCCATCCCCCTTACCCCCAACACGATCGAACCGCACAAATCGGGATTCGATCGGTGGTGGGAATCGTACCCGAAGCATCGGCGCATAGCGAAAGCGCGCTGCCGTCGCAGCTGGGAGCGAAAGCAGCTCGATGCCCGAGTCGAGCAAGTGCTGCTCGTGCTGGCTGCCGACGTGGCCAGCGAGCAGTGGCGCAAGGCAGACGGCCAGTTCGTGCCGCTGCCCATGACCTGGCTCAACCAGGATCGATTCGAGCGCGATGTCGAGGCGATGAAGCCGCAGCAGCGGGTGTGCTCGGTGTGCCGGGAGCTGGCGCATTACCGCATCGGGGGCAGGGCGTTGTGTGCTGAGCATTTCAGGGAGAAGGGCAATGATTGATCAATCGCCGGATGATGTGTACCCGTTCGAATGCTACGTCCGCACCCAGCTGGTGGCCTGGGCGCAATGGCGCTGCGGTGATGGCGTGGCTGGCGTGGGCGGATCGCTCGGCATGAGCGAGGAGCGAGCCATGACCATCGACAGCAACCGGGCCAACTTCAAGCCGATCGTGATCGTGCATGAAGCCGAGCGCACCGGCCGCGCGGTGGCGCGCATGCGGGCAGAGGATGAGCGTGGCTGGTTCGCGCTCGATTGCTACCACTTTCGCAGCGAAGCCAAGCGCGCCTGTGCCAAGGCGGCCGGCGTGCATCATCGCGAGATTGATGCCATCTTGCGCCGCGCCCACGAGAACCTGTACCTATTCCGCCGCGAGGATGCGCACCGGAAAAACATAGTAAACCCCGCGCCAGTGCTGGCTTAGCGGGCCGAAACGCCCCGCAACACCGCGCCAGTGCTAGAGTTTACTGTTTGACGACACCAATCCATCCCCACTTCGTTTATATTTCCTGCCACTGTGGCGTTTCTGCCCTCAAGCGCAACACCGCAACACCAGCAGGCCCGAGCGTTCACCCCTCGGGCCTTTTAATTTTCTGGGTCCTTTCCAGCGCTTCTCATAGCGGCGCCAAAGACCGCGATATTCGCCTAGTCACTGCGTTGCGATGCAATGCAACTGTGAGCCATTAACGCAACCGCGCAACGCGCAACGATGGAGCCTGCCGCAATCCCTTCCGCCCTGCCTCGAGCCGAATATGCTGCGCTGAAGGGCGTAAACCGCTCGACCATCACGCGCTGGGCTCAGGCGGACCGGCTGGTGCTGGACGATGACGGCAACGTGCTGGTCGCGGAATCCGAAGCCCGCCTGGCTGCCACGGCCGACCCGAGCAAGATCGGCGTCACCCGCCGCCACGCCGAGGAACGCGGTGCCGAGGTGCGCGATCTGTTCGCCGCGCCGCCGGCCGCCGCGCCCGGCCCCGGCCGCCAGCCGAAGGGCGAGCACTACAGCGACCGGATCCGCGAATCCGCCCGGCACGAAGCCGCGAAGGCCGAGAAAGCCGAGATCGAGCTGGCGCGGCTGAAGGGCGAGCTGGTCGACGTGATCGGTGTGCAGCAGGCGATGGCCGGCTTCGGCGCCCAGGCCTACCAGGAGCGCAAGCGCATCGACCGCGAAATCTACCTGCGGCTGGCCGCTGAGGCGGATCCGGACAAAGTGCTCGCGCTGCTGGCCGACGCCACCGAGCGCTGGGCCACCGCCGTCGCCGACCAGGCTGCCGCGATGGCCGCAGCCGCCACCAGCACCCGCCAGTAGCGCCATGCCATTCGACGGCATCGCCAGCGGCCACCTGGTTGCGCTGGAATCGCTTGCGCGCGGCATCCGGCCACCGCAGCGCCTCAGCATCTGGCAGTGGGCTGAGAAGAACATCGTCCTGCCCGGCGGCACCACCAACCGCTACGCCCAGGGCGAATACCGCGTCGCCCGATCACCGGGCGCGCGGGAAATTATGGAGTGCCTATCGCCGCACCACCCGGCGAAAAAAGTCGTCGCGATGATGTCTTCGCAATTCATGAAGACGCAGATCGGCTTGAACTTCCTGTTTTTCTACACCGCGCACGACCCACAGATGCAGCTCTGCGTCTGGCCGACCGAGACCGCCGCGGAAGAATTCAGCCAGGACAAGTACACCCGCATCGCCGACGCCTCGCCCGCCGTGCGCGAGCGCCTGGTGCAAGCCAAGTCACGCGACAGCGGCAACCGCATCCTGAACAAAACCTTCCCCGGCGGCGGCGTGAAATTCGCAGGCGCGAACAGCCCCGCCGGGCTCGCCTCCCGCGGCGGCGCGATTCTCTGGTGCGATGAAGTCGACCGCTACCCCGCCAGCGCCGGCATTGAAGGCGATCCGGTCTCGATCGCCGAGCGCGCCCTGATCAACTACCAGGACGACGCCAAGGAATACCTGAGCAGCACGCCGACCATCAAGTCGCTGTCGCGGATTTTCAAGGAATTCCAGCTCAGCGACCAGCGCTACTACCACGTACCGTGCCCGCACTGCGACACGCTGCAGGTGCTCAAGTGGGAGAACTTCAAGTGGGATGCCGGCAAGCCCGAGACCGCCCACTTCGTCTGCACAGAGCACGGCTGCATCATTCGCGAAGCCGACAAAGAAACAATGCTGCCGGATGAGCACATGGGCGGCAAAGCGAAATGGATCGCAGCCAACCCCGGCAGCAAAGTGCCCGGCTTCCACGGCTGGGCCGCATACAGCTGGCTCGGCATGGGCCTCAGCTGGCACACGCTCGCCGCCAAGTGGGAAGAATGCAACCACGACGCGGAAAAAGAAAAGGTCTACGTCAACATCTATCGAGGCGAATGCTTCGATGATCCCACCGAAAAACTCGACTGGGAGGTGATCCGATCTCGTGGCGAAGCCTACCCGCTCCGCCACGTACCCGCCGGCTGCCTGATCCTCACTGCCGGCGTCGACGTACAAGGCAGCCGCCTCGCGGTACAGATCGTCGGCTGGGGCATCAACGGCCAGGTATGGCCCGGCATCGACTGGATCGAACTGCCGGGTGACCCGACCAAAGACGAAGTATGGCAAAGCCTGCGCGAGCTGCTCACCAAGCCCATCGTCAACGGCTGGGGCATCAGCCTGAAAATCACGGCCACGGTGATCGATACCAATTACCTCACCGACTACGTGCTGCGCTTCGTCCGCGCCAACCAGCACCTGAACATTTTCGCCGGGCACGGCAGCAAGCAACAAGGCAAGCAAGCCATCAGCAGCGCCGCCCAGCAAGACCGCAACAGCAAAGGCAAAGCCAAGAAACACGGCGTGCGCGACTGGGTGATCGGCGCCGACGGCATCAAGCACACCGTCTTTCTGTGGCTCCAAGAAGACGGCAAAACCACCCACGCGCATGAACGCCGTGTGCACTTCAGCGCCGAGCTGCCGGAGAGTTACTTCGTCGGCCTCTGTTCCGAAACCTACGACCCACACAAAAAGCTCTGGGTCCGAACGGTCCGCCTGAATGAGCCGCTGGACACCTTGGTCTACGCCATCGCCGCCGCCCGCCACCCGAAAGTGCGGCTGCACCTCATGAAAGAAACCGACTGGCAGCGCTTCCAGTCGGTGATCGAACCGCCGACCGGTGACCTGTTCAACCAGGCGCCCGCCGCCGAACAACCCGCGCCGGCAGCCGCACCCGCCGCCGTCGCAAAAATCCAGAAGCCGCGCCGCGTACCGCGTCGCAGCAACTTCGTCACCGGCTTTAAAAGATAGGGCAACCCCATGAAAGTCTTCACCACCCACGGCCTGCTCGACATCGAACAGCTCGACGTCGCCGACATCATCACCTTCGGCCCCGATTCGCGCGAGATCGCCACCGAATGGAAGCTCAAAGACGGCGGCGAGCTGGTGCGGCGCGACGTCTGGATCAGCAAGCTCACCCCGCTCGACGCCGAAGCCACGCAAGCCAAACTGTAAAAGGAACGCCATGAAACTCAATGCCATCACCCGCCACATTGACATCGCGCTCCGCGCCGCCGAATCCCGTCGCCAGCGGTGGCTCTGCTTCGCCAACACCCAGGCCATCTGCACCAGCTTCAAGGTCGAGCTGATGAACGGCATCCACGCGCTCGGCACCACCGTCGTCCGCGCAGGCACCACCAAAGACACGCTCAAGGCCGCGCTGTTCCTGGCATCCGCCACCATCAACGCCGCCACCACCGCCTACGGCACCACTGGCGAAGTCACCGGCACCAACTACACCGCCGGCGGCGTCACCGTCACCAACGCCAACGCACCCGCCAGCACCGGCACCACCGCCTACTGGACGCCGTCCGCCTCGCTTTCCTGGACCACCGTCACCCTGTCGACGGCATTCGACTGCGTGCTGCTCTACAACTCCACCCAGGGCGACAAAGCCATCGCCGCCTTCACCTTCGGCAGCCAGACCGTCACCGCCGGCAACTTCACCATCACCATGCCGACCAACGACTCCAGCACCGGCCTGATCCGGCTCGCATAAGGCGCCAACATGGCTCTCTACACCATCTGGAACGGCCCATCGCCGACCACTGCCGCGCAGGTGCCCGTTACCACCGGCACCGCCATCAAGACGCTGCTGCAGATCCTCGCCAGCGCCACCAAGCCAGCCAAGATCGTCGAATGGGGCATCAGCTTTGACGGCTCCGCCGCCGCCACGCCGATCAAGGCCGAGCTGATCGAGACCGATGTTGCCGCCACCGTCACCGCCCACGTCGCCGCCGGCATCG